AGACACTGAGACTTTTTTAATTCCAGAAATGGAGGGAAGTCTAGTTGAGTTGAAAGTTACTAATCCTGGATATGATTATGAAGGTGTTCCATCAGTAATAATAACTGGTGGTAATAGGGAAGATGTTCCCACTACAGTTAAAATGAGATATATTGATAAGGTCAAAAAATTTAATGCTACTACTAAAGATACAGTAGTAAGAACTTTAGGAGACTATTTTCAATTTTCATCAATACATCCATTTGTTGATGGAGAAGCTGTTGTTTATGAAACTTTTGGTACTTTCCCCATTGGAATTGGAACAGTGGTCAATGATGGAACATTGTTAGATCAAGGTGTGTATTATGTTTCCACTGTTGGTTCAGCTACTTCAATAAGAATTGCCAATACAAAAGAAGATGCTATAAATGGAACTAATTTAATCAATTTGAGAACAACTGGAGGTGGGGTTCAACAATTTAGATCTTTGGAAAAAATTCAAGTTATAGATAAGGTATCTTTTGTTGGAATTCAATCTGGATTTAAATATAAAAAATTATCATTTGGCGTAGATAATATTAATATTTTTGATAATATTTTTTACTTTGATGATCATCAATATGATAATGGGGAAGAAGTTATAGTTACCTCCGAAGGAACACCTTTAGGTGGAATAACTGAAGGGCAAATTTATTACATTGATAAACTCGATAACAATTCATTTAGACTAACTGAAGATAAAAAAAGAACTCAAATTGTCAATATAAGTGACTTAGATTTTGCAACTACTTATTTTGTACAATATCCACCAATTGAAGTATCTATTGATGGAAAAATTAAAAAAACTGCTTCTGCAGTAACTGGATATGGTGCAACTATAGTTCCAGTTGTTAGGGGATATGTTAAAAAAGTAGAAGTTCAAAGAGGTCTTTCTAAACCAGCAAAACAACTACTTGGAGAAAAAAATATAATTAATTATCACAAAAAACCCTTAGTTCAAGTATTAGAAGGGTATGATGGTGAATTTTATCCATTAATACAAGATGGAAAAATTATTGATGTTGTAGTAAAAAATGCTGGACAAAAATATTTTAATGATTTTGAATTGGTTATTACTGGGCAAGGTTATGGAGCAGAAATTTCTCCAGTTATCAGCAATGGGGAAATTTATAATGGACAAGTTAGTTATGGTCAAATAATAGATGTTAAAATTATTAATCCTGGAGTTGGATATGCTTCAACAGATACTGTTGTGAAGGTAGTGAATAAAGGAAAAAATTTAAAAGTTTCTGCAAACTTAGTTAATTGGACTTTGAATGAAGTTTCAAAATTAGGAATTTCTAATTTAAGAAATGGATATTTATTTGGAGCAAAGTATTCTAAATTTGGAAACACTTTTGGAACATTTTTCTTAGATTCTAATTTAATAAATTCATTTGGAATACAATCAGCAAAACACTCACCAATTGTTGGATGGGCATATGATGGATGTCCAATATATGGACCATATGCATATGAATTCACCAATGGAAGTGGATCTATCATTAGAATGGTTAGTGGATATACAAGAAATAAAGTCAGTCCATCACAATCTATAGACTGTATTGAAGATTATACTTTCACAAATACAGGAACTTTAGATGAAAATAATGGAAGATTTGCAGTAACACCAGAATATCCACAAGGAATATATGCTTATTATTGCACTATTGATGAAAACAACAATCCTGTATTCCCTTACATAATTGGAAATACATTTAATTACATTCCAGAAGAATCTAATTTTAATGTAAATCAGAATCAAGATTTGAATTTTAATGATTTAGGAATTATTAAATATACTAGACCTTATAGAGTAGAAGATAAAGAAAATTACTACGAATACTTTAATTTGGTTACAAAATCACCAAATCCAGATGCAATAATAAATTCAACTTCTGGGGGAAGTATAAAATCTGTAGATATTGTAGATGGGGGATTTGATTATGAGATAGGAGATAAGATTGAATTTGAAGATGAACTTTCTGGTGGAGTTGGTGCATTTGCTGTAGTAAACTCAATTTCTGGAGTTAGCATTTCAACAATAACATCTGGAATAACAAGTTTTTCTGATGTTGTATTCTATTCGTCTGGATCTAGTGTTGTTGGAGTAGCCACAACTGCTCATGGATTTAAAAATGCTACTTATATTAATATAAGTGGAATCTCCACAACAGAACATTCTTCTTTAGAGGGATTCTTTAAGATTAATGTTGAGGAATCATCCACTGTCCTATCTGAGGCACTTCCAGATGCATCTACAACAGGATTAGTAACAAGTATAAAGGTAAAAGCACCAGTAATTGGATATAATATTGATGATGAAGTTAAAATTGGCAGTGAGGTTTTAAGAATTGTTGGAGTAGATAACATAAACTCTAGATTAAATGTTCTAAGATATTCTGGGTCACCTGGATATTCAACTGGATCTACAGTATCAAATGTAGTTTCATCTTTTACTTTATCTGATTTTAATTATAATAAGTCTATCTCTCAAACTGATGATTCATATTATTTTAATCCAGTAAATTCAATATCAGTTGGAATAAGTACAATTGCTGGAGTTGGAAATACCTTAACATCCTATCCATTGGGAGTTGGTGTTTCAATTACAAAATATATTGAGCATGGTCAAATATATCTGCCAAATCACAAATTTAAAACTGGGGATAGAATAGTTTATTCTAATAATGGATCTTCCATAACTACAAATGCAGGATTACTCTCAGATTTACCTAATATATTTGTTGTTAAAATATCAGAATATTCTATTGGTTTAGTTCAAGATATCAAAGATATTAATAATTGGGATGCTCTATTGAGATACAATGCAGTTGGTACAGGAAATCTTCATAAATTTAAAACTCAAAGACCAAATATTGTAACTGGAGATATTTCTCAAGTTAATGTCAATGTTTCTTTAGCATCCTCTCATGGATTAGATATTGGAAACAATATTAATTTAAAAGTTATTTCTGGAATAACCACAACTTTTACTGTTGGTTATGCAAATACCAGCAAAAGAGTTTTAATAGATAGTCAGATAAATCCCCAAGTAAAAGTTTATTCCAATGACATTGTAGTTTTTGATTTAACAGATTCTACAATTTCAGGAAAAGATTTTAATTTATATTCAGATGAATTCTTTAGAAATCCATATTTTGGAAATGAAGAATCTGGAATAGAAGTCATTAAAAGTAATACTCAACTAACTCTCAATATAACTGAGAATACTCCCAAAATTTTATATTACAACTTAGTTGATATTACTAGTGGAGAAGAAATTTATTCAGATTTTACAGTTACTAATAATAATCAACTAAAAATTGAATCTAGTCTTTACAATAGATCCTCAAAAATTATAGGAGTAACTTCTACAACATTTGATTACAATCTTCCAGTTTATCCTGAAAGGTCTGAGTATACAAGTTCTCTTTCTGATTTGTCATATTCCGTTTTAGATTCAGGAATAAAAGGTCCAGTAAATTCATTGAAGTTGATTTATGGTGGATATAATTATAAGAGAGTTCCAGATATCAAAAAAATTACAACAACATCTGGAAAGGGTCTAGATTTATTTCCAGTAAGTACAACTATTGGAAATGTAAAATCAATAAAAATTCTTAATACAGAAACTGTTTATCCTAGTGATAAAACCCTATCTCCAGTATCAAATACATTTTCAGCATTGAAAATTAAAGATAGTTATGTTGTTTCTGGAGTGAGCGTTTCTCATGCAGGAAAAAATTATAGAACATCCCCAACATTAATTCTCTATAACCAAACCACAGGAGAAGTTGATGATAAATTCCAAGCATCTGCTATTGTAACAAAAAATACAGTAGAAAGAGTTGTAGTTACTAACAAATCATCTAAATTAAAATCAACTGATGATAAGGTTTTAGCAATAAACAATAGCAATGGAGTAAGAATTTTAAATGCATCTTCTTCTGGATCAGATCCATATTTAGTAGAGTTAACATTAGAAACACCTATATCTGGATTTACAACATCAAATCCAATCCCATTTTCTGTTGGTGATGAAATTTTTGTAGAAAATATAATTGCTAGCACTGGATCTGGATATAATAGTTCAGATTATGGATATAGCACATTTACTGTTACTTATGTTAATCAAAATACTGGATCTCCAAATGCAGCTACAATTAGATATGAACTAGATAAATTTCCTGGAGTGTTTAGTGCATTAACATTTAATGCAACTGTTTCATTAAATGATAATATTGCTAAATTTGAAACAACCCTAGAAAAATCTAAGTATTTTAACTCTGAAATTATTTCTCCTTTAGATAAGCAAATAATTAATAATCCAAACAATGAACCAATTACTAATATTATCAAAGTTCATAATAGTGATGGATTAAAGATAGATGATGAGATTGTTGGGAAAACATCAAATGCAGCATCTGATATCTATAAAATTGAAAAATTCAATTCATCCTTAAAATTAGACTCGAGTGTTTCAGAGTCCATAGGATGGAAAGATTTTAGAGGAAACTTGTCTAGTATTTTACAAAAACTACAAGATAGTGACTATTATCAGAATTTCTCATATAGTTTAAAGAGTAGAAAATCTTACACTGAATGGCAGCCCATCCTTTCTGATCTATCTCATGTCTCTGGATATAAACAGTTTGGAGATCTTTCAGTAGAATCTCAATTACCAGTTTCTATAGGATCTACTTTAACAGTAGGATCTGATCAATCATCCCTAATCAGCATTTCTCTTGTTTCTGAACAAGATGTAACCTCAATTCAAAACTTTGATTTAGTTATTGAAGAAGATATTGATGAAAGTGATGGTGTATATTCAGAGTACCTGAAGTTTACAACTAAAAAACTTTCAGATTATATTTTATCCAGAAATAATAGAGTATTGTCTATAGATGACATATCCAATCAGTTTGATACTGATAATTCACCATTCTTAACAGTTACAATTGATACTGTTGATACTACAGATGAAATTGTATTAAAATATTTCTTCTTTATTTCATCAACTATATCATTCTTTGGTGATTTTGAGTTACCTCAAATAATGGATGTATTTGTTAATAGAACTGGACCAATAATTGATATAACTTCATATGCATACTATTATGATTTTTATAATAATGGAATAGTACAAAAACCTTTAGGTGAAATAAAAGCAAATATTAGTCCAACAAATGATGATGAAGTTACTATAGAATTTGTTCCTAAAAACATTTTTAATAGCTATTCTATAGCAGCAGTAAAAGAAACTGCATCATTAGTTGCAGGTATCACATCAACCTCATATGGATATGTTGATACCATTGAATCTACCCAAGAATATGCTGCTTCAGGTTCTCCATCATCTCAAGTTGTTTATAGTTATCCTTTGGCAGATTTAGAATCTGGAATTGGTTTTATTGGAGTTTCATCTGCATCAAAAAGAGTTGAAGAATCATTTGAATTTTCATTTGTAAAAAATGTAGATAATGTGATTGATTTTAATGTTTTTGCTGAATCTAAAACTAAAAATCTAGGGACATTTGGAATTTCAACCACTCCAGGTGGATCTGTAGAGTTTACATATACTCCTGCTGTTGGAATTGCATTAACAGTTATGAGCAATCTTCAAATAATTCATGACAATCCAACTTCTCCATATGATGTTGTAACAGATCTTACAGTGACTACAAGTGAAAATTATAATTACAGTGGATCATCTCAAGTTGGTGTGACTACAGTTCCACAAACTTTTGCAGCAACAAAATACATTGTACAGGCAGAAAAAACAGTAGGACTTTCTACAGAAAGATCTATATTCCAAATTTCTGCAGTTCATTTCAAAGATTATAATAATTTAGTATCCTATGGATTTGCTGGAAATATGAGTCCTGAAGAGTTTGCTATTGAAAATGTCTACAATCCTTCTGGACCAGAATATATTCTTTCCTTTACTCCCAAAGTATCTGGAGATTATAATTTTAAAATAATTAAGAAGTCAATTATTTCTTCAAATATCTAATAAATATTTCAAAAATGCCTGTTTCAGATATTGGTGCAATTTATACTCCTTCCATATATGGGAGAACCTCATTTCCTCTAAGACATGAGGGGGAACCAATTTTTCATAAAACTTTTAATGGATCAAATAGTGATATTGTTGGGATATCTTCAGATAGAATAATTGTAAGAGAGCACTTTTTTAAAACTGGAGAAAAATTAATATACAATCCAGGAACAGGAACCTCAATAGGAATTACAACAACTAGTCCAGGAAATATTGGATTTTCTAGTTATCTTCCCAGTGAAGTCTATCCAATTGTAATTGATAAAGATACTATTAGAGTAGCTTTAGCTTCATCTTTAGCTTTATCTGGAGATTATGTTGGAATAACTACTACTGGCATTGGAACAATCCACACATTAACAACAGAAAAGCAAAATTCTAAATGTTTAATAGCAATTGATAATATAATCCAATCACCAGTTGCAGTAGCTTCTACTGTGGGTATAGTAACTTATACTAATACATCATTCACTTTAGACACTTTAGAAAACGTAAGATTAGGAACTTTATTAAAGGTTTATTCTGGATCTAATAATGAAATAGTTAAAGTATCTGCCATAAATTATTCCAGCAAAGAGGTATCAGTTTCTAGGGGAATTGGTGTTTTGGGGACTCCTCAAATAATTTTTTCTGGAATTATAACTCAAACTGCATGTGAAGTTTTAGCAGGTTCTTATAATATTGTCCAAGATAAGATCTATTTTAGTGATGCTCCACTAGAAGGTAAAAAAATCAATTTAACTATTCCAACATCTGATGTTGATTTTGCAGACTCATCTTTTACTTATTTTACAGCAGCAGATCAAACTAACATTGTTACTGGATCTCAATGTGTTTTTTATTCAGAAAATCCTCCTGTAGAATTAGTTAATGGTGCAATTTATTATTTGATAAGGAGTGCTAACAATACTTTTCAATTTGCAGATACTTTATTTAATTCCTTTAATGATAATTATATTCAATTTACAACTAATAGTGGAAATGAGTTTCCAGTAGGATCTTTTCAATTATTTTTAGTTTTACCTACAGAAAATAGTTCTTTTGATGGTAGAGTATTTTTAAGATCTAATTATGATGGAAATTATGTGTTTGATGACATCTCAGAGCAATTTACAGGGATCACCAGTTCATTTGAATTAAATGTTTCTGGAGTTAGTACTATTGGCATATCTTCAGACAATGGAATTGTTCTTATCAATAGTATTTTCCAATACCCAGAAGCTGAAGAATCTTTTGAATATAGGGAAGTTGGTATTGGAAGTACTGGACAAACATTTATAGAATTTAAAGGATCTTTAGACACAAAAGATTATGATGTTAATGTTGGAGGTCTTCCTAGGGGAGGCATTATTGTTGGTTATGGGGTAACAAGTGGGTCATTATACATTCCACAAAAACCAGCTAATGGAATTGCTGTTCCAGCATCAGATGGTACAATTTCAACTTTAATATTGGGTGATCCTGGATCTGGTTATAGGACTGGAATAACAACATACTATATTACCATAGATAATGCAGAAATTTCTGGCAGTGGTGCTTTAGGAATTGCTTATCCAGATGCAGTTACTGGAATAATAACAGGAGTTGGAATAGTTACCAGTGGATCTGGATATGTATATAATGGAACTTCTTCAACTTTAACTTCAGATATTGCTGAACTTGATCCAGATGGAACTCTAGTGTCAGTAGCATCAACATCTGAATTTGAATATTTTAGAGGACAATTAGTAGAAGCAAACCATCCAGGATATGTTTTGATTAATAGTGAAATTATTAAATATACTGGAATTGATGTTGGAACTGGTTCTTTAACTGGATCTGTAAGGGGACTATTGGGAACTACTGGTTCTGCTCATACAACTGGAGATACTGTAACAAAATATGAGTACAATTATATCTTAAAATTTGACGACCCTTCTCCTTATGATAATATCCCATTAACTGGATCTGCTGCTGGCATTGGTGCTTCAGTAACACTAAAGGTAGATGAGTTTGGAGAAATTAGTGATTTAATTTTCACCAATAGAGGGTATAATTATAGAGTTGGAGAAATTCTTAGACCATCTGGAGTATTGGGTCTTTCAACTCAAACTAGCGCAGAAGAACTTCAAATTACTATTAATGAAGTAGCAAAAGATGAATTCTCTGCTTGGAATGTTGGGAAATTGAGAAAATTGGAAGATTTGACAAATAAAGTTAATGGTAGAAGAACTATATTTACTTTATATGAAAAGGTTCAAACTGAATCTGGAGAAATTATTAGAAGAACAAGTTTAGAATCAGATCTTGCATCTGGAATTGATTTATCATATAACATGCTAGTGTTTATAAATGATGTTTTACAAAGACCTGGAGATTCTTATACATTTTTGGGAGGATCCTTATTGGAATTTACAGAAGCTCCTCCTTTAGGAAGCACTATTAAAGTATATTTCTATGAAGGGTTTGATGGAGATTCTGAATTTTTCCAATCACAAACTGATGTTGAGGAAGGTGATTTACTAGACATACAAAAAAATATTTTCTCAGGACCTCCAATAGCACAAAAGAGAAGAACAATTCAAAGAATTGAAAGTTCTGATACTGTTAGAACTGAGGTTTATAATGATAGAGGACTTTCTGATTCATCCTCACAAAGAAGATCAGTTACTTGGACTCCTCAAAAAGCAGATTCTATTATTAATGGTGAACTTATTTTTAAAGATAGAGAAAAACTTACTGCTGGAGTTAGTAGCATTACATTATTATCATTTGATTATGAGGTTGTTGTTGGGGTTCAAACTATTGGAATAACTACCACAGATGGAACATTTAGTGGAATTTCTACAAATATAATTGGAATTAATACTAATTCTGGAATAGGATCTTTAGTTCAAGTAGGTGATTACATAGAATCTTCTTATACCCTTGGAGGAGTAAAAGTAGTTTCTATTGGCGCAAGTTATATTGATATTGGATCTCCATCTTTAGGAATATCTACAGAATCTGAAAACCTTTATCTTGGCACTAGTTATTATTCAACTTCCCCAACAGGAATAAACACAATTCCAATAAGTTTTTATAGAATTAACTAATAAATAGCAGTAAAGAATCAAAGTCAAATGCCAGCGATAGTAACTGACAAACTAAGATTATTAAATTGTGATAACTTCATTAAAGAAGTTGCAGATGGTGATTACTATATTTTTGTAGGACTACCAAATGCAACTTCCATAGATACTGAATGGGATACCAGTCAGCCAAGTCCTATTGATAATGATCTGTATACAAATTCATACAGAGATACTATTTTGGGAGTAAAGAGGATAAACACTGCAGATGTTATTAGAGTAATACCAAAGATTCAATGGATAACTGGTAGAAAATATGACATGTATAGACATGATTACAGTGTCTATAATATATCATCAGTAGCTTCTGCAACTAGGCTTTATGATGCACAATATTATGTAATTAATCAGGATTATAGGGTATATGTATGTTTGAATAATGGATCAACTCCAGCAAATCAAAATGCAGGAGTAATTTCAACTCAGGAACCATTGCATACAGATGTTTCTCCAAGAAAAGAGTCTGATGGATATGTTTGGAAATACTTATTTACACTGAGTCCATCAGATGTTTTAAAATTTGATTCAACTAACTATATTTCAGTTCCTAATAATTGGAAAAGTACCACTAATGCTGAAATATCTAGAATAAGATATAATGCATTTAATGGACAAATTCAAACTGTGTTAATTGAAAAGCAAGCACAATATAACTTTGTAGGAACTCTTGCTGGAGTTCCAATAAAGGGAGATGGATTTGGTGGAGAAGCTAGTATAGTATTTGATGAAGAATCAAAACCAGTATCAGTTGAAGTTACTGCTGGTGGATTAGAATATACATATGCTACATTAGATTTAGATTCTGTACTGCCTCCATTAGGAGGGGAGAAAGCAATCTTTAATGTCATAATTCCTCCTGCTGGCGGACATGGTGCAGATATTTACAATGAACTTGGTGCAACTAGAGTATTAGTATACAGTAGAATTGAAAATGATCCAACAAATCCAGACTTTATTGTTGGGAATCAATTTTCAAGAATTGGAATTATAAAAGATATTAAAGCATTTGGAACAAATTCCAATTTTACTGAAAGCAGTGGTTCTGGTGTTTATGCACTCAAAATGAATTCTGTTTCAATTACAGAATCTTTAGATTCAATAATGACACAAACTTCATCAGATGGAGTTGGAAATCTGATAAGTTTTGATTCTACAACACAAGTATTGAAATACTTGCAACCTAGAATTAATTATGTTGATACTTATACCACTGGAAATGTTATAACATTTGATTATCAATATGCAGATAGTTATAGTGGAATTCAAACTGCAACAACATATGATCAAAATGAATTTGATAATTCAACAAATATTCAGATAGGATCTAATTCATATCCAATAGATACATCTTTCTTTGGATCTACAATAACCATAGGAGCAGTTGATTATTATCTGGGACAAGAGTTTTCTGCAGGTCTCTCAAGTCCAGATATAAATAACAAGAGTGGTGAGATCTTATATGTAGATAACAGAGCTTCTGTTACTAGAGCACCTCAACAAAGGGAAGATATAAAAATTATTCTAGAGTTCTAAAAAAATGCCCCAAAGTACGAACCTCAACAAAACACCTTATTATGATGATTTTGATCGTGGAAAAAATTTTTACAAGGTTTTATTCAAACCTGGAGTAACTGTACAAACAAGGGAATTAACAACATTACAATCTATTTTACAAAATCAAATTGAAAAATTTGGTAGTAAATTTTTTAATTCTGGTGGAGTTGTAATCCCAGGTAACACTGCATATATTCCAGTTTATAATGCTGTTGAGATTGAGACTGTATACAAGGGCATTAATGTAGAGACTTATTTTAATCAAATTTTAGGGAAAGTTGTAACTGGTTCTCAGAGTGGAGTAAAGGCAAAAATTGTAAAAACTCTAGGAGTTTCTGATTCTGAAAAATCAAGTACAACAATTTATGTAAAATATCTGTCTACTGCTGATGATTTTGAAGCAGAAACATTTATTGCTGGAGAAGAGTTATTAGCAGATTTTGATATTGCTTTGGGGGCTGGATTTATTATTGCTGGAGAACCAATCTTACAGATTCAGAATCCTGTGGGCAGTTCTCCATTTTCTATTGGGTCTGCTGCTCAAATTGAGGAGGGTGTTTATTTTGTTAGAGGATATTTTGTTGATGTAGAATCTCAAGAATTAATATTAGAGCAATATAGTAATACCCCATCTTATAGAGTTGGACTTTCTATTTCTGAAAAAATTGTAGGATCTAATGATGATTCATCACTAAATGATAATGCGCAAGGATTTTCAAATTATGCTGCCCCAGGTGCTGATAGATTTACAATTATTTTAACTCTTTCTAAAAAAACTTTAGATGATTTTAATGATGATAATTTCATTGAGTTGTTTAAAGTTGAAAATGGTATTGTTAAAAAAATTAAACAAGATACAACAGGTTCTTTCATAACAGATGTTCTTGCAAGAAGAACATTTGATGAATCTGGAAATTACACTGTTCTTCCATATAAAGTAAGACCAGTAGAATCACTTGACAATCAAGTAGATAAAGATGGAATATATTTGGCATCAGAGAAAACATCAGATGGGTCTATACCATCTGATGATTTGGCATTAATTCAAGTTACTCCAGGAAAGTCTTATATTAAAGGATATGAGGTTCCAACATATGATACTTTAGTAGACTATCCAAAGCCAAGAACAACTCAATTAGTAGAGTCTTCATCAATAGTATTCAATGGAGGAGATTTATTAAGAGTCAATAATGTAACTTCTGCTCCAAAAATTGGTCTTACAACTAATGCTTCAGTCACTCTTTATGCTAGAAGACTAGAAAATAATGTAGCATCTGGAGCTACAATTGGATATGCTAGAATTTATGATTTTGAGCATCATAATACATCTTATGAAAATCCAACAAGTCAATTTAATTTAAAATTATTTGATATACAAACTTTTACCAATTTATACCTAGATACTCCATCAACTGGAATTGGTGCTGGTGCATATATCCAAGGAGCAAGTAGTGGTGCTGCTGGATATGCTAAGTCAGTCTATGATGGGGATACTAAGTTTAGTTTATATCAAGTTACTGGAAAATTTGTTGCAAATGAATCTTTAGTCATTAATGGAATATCTAGCACAAGTTCTGTAATTGGAACTGTAACTGATTATACAATTAATGATGTAAAAGCATTATCAGATGGTCTTGGATTTACTGCAGATACTCTTTTAAGTGATAAAAAGAACATTGTAGGTCCCTTCAATTTTGTTACCTATCATGATGATCCAGCAGTTGGAGGAATTGCAACTGTATCTAGAGTAAATGGATCTTCAATTAGTTCTGGACTAAAAATTGATGATATAGTTTCATATCAACCTGTAGGATTTAATTCTGCTGTTTATGCTAGGATCATTTCCTTCAACACAACTAGATCTGAATTCACTATTGCTGGAGTAACAACTATCACCAATTTATGTACAGGAAATATTGGTGTTGGAACTTACTCTTTAGAATCTTTTGATGTCATTAGACCAAAAATTTCAGATCCACAAAATTCATTCTTGTATAATGAATTAGATCATAAAAATATCTCCAATATCAACTTAAATAATTCATCTGCAATAGTTAAGAGGCAATATACTGGAGTAGTGAAGAGTGGAACTACTTTAACACTACCAAGCCTTTCTGGAACAGATTATACTTATGCAGCATTTGATGAAGAAAGATATTTAGTTATTAATGCTGATGGCAGTATTGAAAACCTAACAAATGCAACCTTAACTCTTACATCTGGAGGAAAAAATGCTGAGTTTACAAGTTTAAGTTCTACTGCTGGTCCTTGCGTTGTAATTACCAGTCAAATAAAATCTAATGTAAGTGCTAAGAAAAAATCTTATGTTAGATGTAACTCATTGATAGTATCAAAAACAAAATATTCAACTCCAAAAAATGCAGGACTAAATTATGATACTTCTTTAGGAGTTTATGGAGTTAGAGTAGATGATGATAAAATTTCATTAAACTATCCAGATATTGTCCAGGTACATGCTGTATATGAAGCTTCTGGAACAGCAGATCCAGTTATCCCTTGGTTAGGATTAAGTAATCTCAATAGTCCAACATCAAATACTTCAGAATTAATTCTAGGAGAATATGTTGTAGGAAAAACAAGTGGAGCAGTTGCAGTTTATATTGAACAAAAAAATTCAACTCAAATCTATTTTGCATATACAACTGAAGAGAATTTTATTGCAGATGAAGTTGTAGAATTTGTAGAAACTGGTTATACAGCAACTATAGCAACAGTTAATGCTGGAGATAAAAACATCATCAATAATTATGTTTTAGATAATGGACAAAGAAAAAATTATTATGATTTTGGAAGACTCATCAGAAAACCAACAGCACAAGAACCAGTAGGTAGATTAAAGATTTACTTTGATAGATTCTCATTTGATAGTTCAGATGTTGGTGATATCATAACAGTAAATAGTTACCTTCCAACTCTTTATGGAAACAAAATTCCATCTTATTCTGAAATTAGAAATACAGATATTATTGATATAAGACCTAGAGTAGAAAATTATAATGTTTTTAGTGGAACAAGTCCCTTTGAATTTAATTCAAGATCCTTTGCTGGAAGTGGATCAAATGCATCTCAAATTTTAGCATCTAATGAAAGTATAACTTTTGATTATAATTTTTATCTAGGAAGAAATGATAAATTAACCTTAGATAAAGAAGGAAATTTTGAAATTATTTTTGGTGAACCTAGTGAAACTCCAATATTACCAACAATTTCTACAGAGGTTTTAGATGTTGCTACAATATTCACTAAACCATATGTTTATGATGTAGAGAAGGATATATCAATTATTGTTACTGACAATAAAAGATATACTATGTCAGACCTCAGGGTCATTGAAGACAGGGTTGAAAATCTAGAATATGTAACATCATTGAATTTCTTAGAAATGTCAACTGAAAGTCTTTATATTGAAGATGCTAATGGTTTAAATAGATTTAAATCAGGATTTTTTGTAGATAATTTTTCAGATGATAGTTCTATAGATTTTGAAAATCCATCTGTAAATGTATCTCTTAATGCATCAACTGAATCTATTTCACCAGTTGTTACAAATACTAGAATTGATTTAGATCTTTATAGCACAGATGTTGAGATTGCTCCATCAGAAATTGATATGGACACTACAACATCAACTAATATAGCTAGAACTGGAGAAAGTTTAACCTTAGATTACACTGAGGTTGAGTACACTAAACAACCATTTGCAAGCAGAATAGTAAGTGTAAACCCATTTGATATTATTACTTGGGTTGGAAATTTAAAATTAACTCCAAGTATTGACAAGTGGACAAGTAAAACTAGTGTTGTTATTGCCACAATACAGGGTGGTGGCAATAGAACACAATTTGTAGGAACCAAAACAATTAATGCTGTATACATTAGAAGTAGAAATATTGCATTTACAGCAAATAGATTGAAACCAAGATCCAGATTCAATGTTCTTTTTGGATCTAAGTTGGTACATGGAGATAACGTTCCAACAAAATCTCAATGGGCTTTCCCCAAATTAGTTGAAATTTCTGATGTTAAAGGTAGTTTTATTGTTGGAGAAACTGTAAATGCTTACTATAATGGGATAAAAGGACAGTTTAGAATTTGCACTCCAAATCATAAATCTGGTCCACATAATAATCCAACAAAAGTATATAATTTAAATCCATATAATCCAACAGTTGGCATTTCTTCACTATATGGTCCAGAATCTACTATTTTAAATTTAGATACAGAAACTTTATCAACTCCAAGTAAAAAGAATTATTATGGATTCTTGAGAACTGGGTATAAATTATATGGAAAAACTAGTAAAGCTACAGCAAAAGTTTCTGCTAATAGATTAATTTCTGATGAAATTGGGCATGTTTCTGGATCAGTTTGGATACCAAAAGATACATTCAAGACTGGATCAACTACAGTAGAATTAACAACTGGCAATCCTTCAGTTGGAACTCCAGAAGATAATACAAGTTCATCACAAGCAGTTTTTACTTCTGAAGGAAAAATAATTCAAAGTAGATACATAGTTTACTATGATCCACTTGCACAGACTTTTATTGTTGATGAAGAGTCTGGAATTGTTCCAACTTCTATAGATCTTTATTTCCAAAATAAAGATAGTTCAATCCCAGTAGAAGTTCAAATTAGAGAAACCGTAAATGGATATCCAGGAACTCCAGATTTAGTTGTTCCTGGTCTGAAAGCAGTTTTAAATGCTGATGAGGTCAACATTAGTGACGATGCAACTGTTCCAACAACATTTAGGTTTGATAATATGGTCAGACTTGAAGGAGGAAAAGAATATGCAATTGTCATTGTCTCAGATTCCCCAGAGTATATGGTCTGGCATTCCAGAATGGGAGATTCTGATGTTGGATCTGCAAATAATCCTGAAATTGGAAAGGTTGTAATTAGTAAGCAACCATCTCTAGGTGTGATGTTTAAGGCACAAAATGGCAGCACTTGGACAGCAAGCCAAGAAGATGATATTAAATTTACATTAAGAAGAGCAGACTTCAGTACAAATGGGGGGACAGTAAGACTCTTTAATGCTCCTCAGTTTAGTCAAGTTCCAGATAATATTTTAGATGAAAACCCATTATATTCATACTCAACAAGTGCAGATTCTCCACTTAATAGTGGAAGACACATTTTAGTAAATCATAAAGATCATGGAATGCACAGTCCTGGTGAAAAAGTTTCTATTTCTGGAGCATCTCCAGATTCTATACCAACAACTTTATTAGTTGGATATGGAGCTACTGAAACTGGGTCAGTTAGTGTTGCAAGCACATTAGGATTTGATACTTATGATGGATCTCCAGTTGGTCCAGGAAATCTTGGATATCTGATTATTGGAAATGAAGTAATGAGCTATAATGCAGTTCTACCTAATGAACTTGGAAATATTTCAAGAGCTCAATTTGGAACAGTATCACTTCCTTATGGAGTGGGAGAGGAAGTTTACAAATATGAATTCAATAATGTTCCTCTACAAAAAATTAATACAACACATACAATTTTATCTTCACCAAAACCAACATTAGATTCTTATTATATTCAAGTTGGTGCAGGAAGCACATTCTCAACTGAAAAATTTGGTGGTGGATCTGAAGTTTTTGCTGGAAAAAATGCTAATTACAATGTAATTAGTCTTAATGAAGATTTTATAATTTCACCACCAAAAACTAAAGTAACAGCAAAAATTAGATCAGTATCTCAAAGAAGTATTGATGGATCTGAAACTGGATATGTTGATCAAGGATATGAAGAAATAGATCCATTTGGAACAACTACTTTAGGGAGTTTGAGAACTGTTGCATCTAAAGTTAATGAAGTTGAATTTTTAAACTCAACTTTATTTGAAGGTCAAAAATCATTAGGAATGGAATTAATTTTAGAAACTTCTGATTCCAAAGTCTCTCCCATAATTGATATAAATCAGATTTATGTTGATTTACAATCAACCAGAATTAATCAACCAGTTGGATTAAGTTCTTATGCATCAGATTCAAGAGTCAATTTAGATTCAACAGAACCACATGCCTTTGTTTATGTAAGTAAAAAGATTAATCTGGAACAGAGTGCAACATCTATTAAAGCATTTATTTCTTGTGTTAGAGATATTTCTTCTGATGTTAGAATGCTTTATAAAATCTATAGACCTGATGTTCCTGATGAAGATCAAACTTGGGAACTGTTCCCGGGATATGATAATTTAGATGTAAATGGTGAAGTTATTAATTCTGACAATAATAATGGAAGATCTGATTTAGATGTACCCCCAAGCATTGAAGGAAGATCTAGAGAATATTCATTTACAGTTGACAACCTTCCAGTGTTTACTGGATTTGCAATTAAGATAGTGGTCTCTTCAACAAATCAAGCAAAACCACCAGTCTTAACTCAACTTAGAGCAATAGCATTGGCATGATGAATAATAGAAAATATGCAAAAGTGGAAGGACATCCTAATTTACTTAGAGATCTTTCCACTAATGCAATAATTAATACAGACAGTATTGCATCTGAGCAGTATCTTAAAACAAGAAAAAGAAAGTTTCAAGATCAAGAAAAAATCTCTAGTATGGAATCTGAAATAGAGGATATAAAATCTTCTATTAATGAAATCAAACACCTGTTGAGGAAATTGTATGAATCATGAGGATCTTAAACTTGAAACTATAGGGAAAATGTTTGAGTATGAAAAAATATCTAGAGAATTAGATACTTGCACAAATCTTGACATGCTCAGAAATCTTTGTAAGTGTTATGTAAAACTTTATATGAAACAACAGGAAACTTTAATTGTAATGGACAAAAGTTTTGGTTCTAAATAATTAAAAAACTAGAATAATGGCAAAACCAGCATCAAGACAAGAATTAATTGATTATTGTTTAAGGAAACTTGGTGCACCAGTACTAGAAATTAATGTCGCTGAAGAGCAACTAGATGATCTAGTAGATGATGCTCTTCAGTTTTTTAATGAGAGGCATTTTGATGGTGTAGAAAAAATGTTTCTCAAATATAAAATTACTGCTGATGATATTGAGAGGGGAAGGTCAAAGGGAGGAAATAATGATTTAGATGTAGTAATCACATCAGTAACTTCAGATATTGCAACTTTTGAGTGGGAAGAAAATAGTAATTATATTCAAGTTCCAGATGCTGTTATTGGAATTGAAAGAGTATTTAAGTTGGACAATAGAACTATTGCATCTAACATGTTCAATGTAAATTATCAATTATTTTTGAATGATGTTTATTGGTTTAGTTCAACTGAAATGTTGAATTATTATGTAACAAAAAGATATCTGGAAGACATTGATTGGATAGTCAATCCAGAAAAACAAATAAGATTTAATAAAAGACAAAACAGATTATATATTGACACAAGTTGGGACACTCTTAATGTTGATGATTATTTGCTTATTGAATGCTATAGAATTCTAAATCCTAATGATTTTTCAAAAGTTTATAATGATTCCTTTTTAAAGATGTATTTGACCTCATTAATTAAAAAACAGTGGGGACAAAATTTAATTAAATTCCAAGGAGTCAAACTTCCTGGTGGAGTTGAACTCAATGGAAGACAGATATATGATGATGCTATGAAAGAACTTCAATCAATTGAAGATAAGATGATGATTACTTATGAACTTCCACCATTGGATCTTATAGGTTAATATGTTAAATCCATTTTTCATCCAAGGAACTTCTGGGGAGCAGGGTCTTATTCAAGACCTTATAAATGAGCAATTGAAAATGTATGGGATAGAAGTATATTACCTCCCCCGAAAGATTATCAATAAAGGAACTGTAATAAAAGATGCAATTTATTCCAAATTCAATAATGCATTTCCAATTGAAGCTTATCTAGTAAATTATGAGGGATTTGATAATAATTCTCTTATGATGTCAAAATTTGGCGTCAGAATTCAAGATGAAATGAATTTGATAGTTTCAAAAGAAAGATTTGATGATTATATTGCTGCACTGATGCATACTGTGGATGGATTTGCCAATTACAATAGACCAATGGAAGGGGACTTAATTTATATTCCTCTTTCTGATAGTTTGATGGAAATAAAGTATGTTGAAAATAGAAAACCATTTTTTCAACTTCAAAAAAATTATGTTTATGATTTAAGATGTGAACTATTTGAGTTTGAAGATGAAGAAATTACTACTGGAATTCCTGAAATTGATTATGAATTAAGAGATATAGGATATGGTGCTATACTGACACTTTCTGGATTAGGAATAACAGCAACTGCAGAAACTGATATAACTACTGGGGCAATCCAATATGTAGATATTATAAGTGGTGGATATAGATATTCATCAACACCAAATTTAGTAGTAGATTCTCCTGAAACTGGATCTAGAGGAATTCTTGTTGGATTGATGACTCAATCTCAGGGATTAACAGCAGCTAAAAGTTTGGATAGAGTTTATATAGAAAATGCAGGATATGGATATACTACATCTCCAAGTGTAAGTTTTTATGGGGGGAATGGATATGGATCTTCAGTTAAGGTTGCAATATCTACATCTGGCACTATTGGTATTGTTACTTTAACTTATGCTGGAACTGGATATTCCTCAGAACCAACTGTAACTTTCTCTGCACCAGATGTTGCTGCAGGAACAACTGCAACAGCAAGAGCATTCTTGGATCCTAGTGGAGGAATATCTACAATTAGGATTATAAATGGTGGATCAGGATATTTATCTGCTCCCACTATTAGTATTTCTGCAGGATCTACAGTAGAGTCTGGAAACTATATAATTGGAGAAAGAGTTTTTGGATCTATATCTGGTGCATATGGAATTGTTAAAAATTGGGATCAATTAACAAAAGAATTAAAAGTTTCTGGTCTTGGTACAGATTTTGTCAATGGTGATATAATAGTGGGAGCAGCATCTAGTGCAATTTATACATTAAGAATTGCTAGAAATTATGAATTGCAGCAACCTTATGATGATAATGAAATTATTGAGCAAGAGGCTGATGAAATTATAGATTTTACTGAAATAAATCCCTTTGGGGAAGTTTAACTAAATAAAATAAACTGTGCGCTTATAATGGCAAAGCAAATAATATCTACAGGAGTTACACCAAATGATGGCAATGGTGATAGTCTTTCTGCAGGTGCCTCTAAAATAAATGCAAATTTTACTGAGATTTACACCACCTTTGGTGATGGTGTAAATCTCACAGGATTTCAAGGAGCTACTGGAGCACAAGGTGTTATAGGACCTCAAGGTGTTCAAGGTGCACAGGGAATTTTAGGTCCACAAGGTTCAGTTGGACCTCAAGGTGTTCAGGGAGATTTGGGTCTTATTGGACCCCAAGGAAGTATTGGTGGTATATCTTTTGATGTAACTAATGATGGATCTAGTGCATTTTTATTTGATCCTTCAGTTCTTGGAATTTCAACAAATCCAGATTTAAAATTAATAAGAGGATTTACATATTCTTTTAGGGTAAATGCAATTGGACATCCTTTCTGGATTAAAACTGATCCAGTTACTGGAATTTCTAGTTCTTATGATATAGGGACAGAAAATAATGGTGTTCAAGATGGAACTTTAACATTCACTGTTCCCAATGATGCTCCATCTACTTTATATTATATTTGTGAAAATCACTCTGCTATGCAGGGGACAATTAATATAGTTGAAGTTGGATTTTTTGGACCTCAAGGTTCTATAGGACCTCAAGGATCTCAGGGATTTCAGGGAAATACAGGATCGGGTGGAGAACAGGGTGCACTTGGTCCTCAGGGGGGAATTGGACCCCAAGGAGCACAAGGAGTTCAAGGAATTAGAGGACCTCAAGGAAATGCTGGATTCCAAGGAGCACAAGGTGTTCAAGGTGCACAAGGATTTAGAGGACCTCAAGGTGTTCAAGGATTCCAAGGATTCCAGGGACCTCAAGGATCTCAAGGAGCACAAGGTTATCAGGGACCACAAGGAACAGGTCCTCAAGGATTGAGAGGTCCACAGGGACCTACAGGATCCCAGGGAATTCAGGGTGCCCCTGGAGTTGTAGGTGCTCAAGGTGACCAAGGAGCACAAGGAGTTCAAGGATCCCCTGGTGTAATAGGTCCACAGGGCAATGATGGTTTGCCAGGAGGTCCTCAAGGTATTCAAGGACCTCAGGGTGTTATAGGTCCTCAAGGTCCTCAAGGAATTGGACCACAAGGACCTCAAGGTGTTATAGGACCACAAGGTGCTCAAGGATTCCAAGGAGTTATTGGTCCTCAAGGTGCATTTAATGTGTCCTCTGGAATAGATTTTGCTGATGATATAAAAGTTCGTTTTGGTAATGGAAATGACTTAGAAATTTATCATGATTCTGGAAGTGGGAATAATATCATTAATGGGATAGGAACTGGAATATTAAACATTCAAAATGAAATAATAACTTTAAGAGGGTCTTCAGGATCTGAAGTATTAGCACAATTTGCCAGAAATTCTTCCAATGATCTTTATTATGACAATTCTAAGAAATTTGAGACAACTAATACTGGAGTTAAGGTTACTGGAATCACTTCATCAACAAACTTATATGTATCTGGTGTTTCTACATTCCAAGGACAAGTTAATCTTCAAACTCATTTAAACCTTGGTGATGATGATGAAATAAGACTTGGTAATGATAATGATCTTTATATAAGGAATAGAACATTTGGATCATTCAATTATGCTGAGATAACTCATACTGGTAATAGTTTAACCATTCAAAGCAACAACTTTGTTGTTGATGCAGTTGGTGGTGTAAACATGCTAGATGCCACTTCTGGTGGTGCAGTAAATATCTATTACAGTGGTTCTAAAAAGTTTGAAACTATTGGTGCTGGTGTAACGGTTAGTGGAACTACATTTACAAATGAGTTGAGTGTTTCTGGTGTTTCTACCTTATCATCAAATGTATCAGTAGGTGGAACTATCTCCATTGATGGTGGAGTAACCTTAGCGACAAATAATGCAACAATCGTAGGAACCTCAGGAGTTGCTGGAGAAATCAAACAAATCGGTGGTGCTCCATTCTACTATGATGGAAGTGCTTGGAGGGAGTTTGTTCTTTCCAGTGGAACACCAGTTACTGTTCCAGCAGATACGGAATGGGATAATGTTGTCTTCAGAGCAACTTTTGATGATGATTTCACTGATGCAAAGTTTGGAGCAACTCCTGTTTATGTAAGTGCTGGTTCAACTATTGTAGGGGCTGCAGCTACTATTGGAACTGGTGCTTATAGAAATGATAGTAGCGGAGGATCTGTTTCAGGCATAGGTGTTTCTTATGCTTACAGAAGTGAGTATGATTTTACTGGTTCTTGGACAATTGAGTTTTGGATAAATCACGATTCTGCTCCTCCAACTGGTAACTACACTAGTATAATCTCTCAAGTTTCAACTACCAATACTAGTGGAAACTGGACTTTCGGTTATGCTAATAATGGTTCAGTTGTATCATTTATTTGGTCTAATGAAAATGGTACTAGTACAATACTACATCAACTAAGTGTTACCACTTTTAATAACAATTATGTTGATAAATGGGCACATTATGCACTAGTAAGAGAAGGAGATAATGGATCTATACACTTATATATTAATGGCACTGAAGTTGCAAATACCATTAACGACGCACTCATTGATAATGATATTCTTCATGTAAATGGTGCTGGATTGGGATTTGGTGCGGCATTTGGAGCAAATACTCCTGTTATCAACAGCAGCACTTGGAATCAGGTTTCTCTTGATGCTATCTTTGATGATGTAAGAATTTCTTGTGGTGTTGGAACTGCTGGACAAAGATATAACTCTATTGGAATTAATACTTACGCAACCTTCACTCCACCAACAACTCAACTTCCAATTACTGGAACACTTTCATCTGTTGTAAATCCACCTGGCGATAAGTATGGTGAAATTGCCTTAGGTGAATCCCCAACCTGGAGAGGAACCTCTGGTGTGACTGTATCTCAACAGTCTAGTGGTAATTATCGTGTAAGTTTCGCAAGTTCATACACAAATGCAAATGATTATTATGTCTTATCTCAAGGTATGGATCAAGGATTTGCTTCTTATGTTGGTATTGCCAGATCCACTACTCACGTTGATCTGGCAATAAACAGACAGAGTAACGATGCTGCTGTTGATACTGGATCACTTGCTGTTCAGATCAAGAATCATATCTAATATAAAGGGGGGGGGATTGACTTCAAGTGGAGATGTAAATGTTGGTACTGATACATCCACTGGTGTAGTATTAACTTCTCCAAATGGAACACAGTATAGATTAATAGTTGATGATTCTGGAAATCTATCCACTGTGGCAGTTTAATTTATTAAATAGTATATTAAGGATCTTTTAAAATGCTTGGCAATTATTTTTATCATAAATCCATAAGCAAGACTGTAATTGCTTTTGGTACATTATTCAACAATATTCAGATTAGGCATTTTGATGAAAGTGATAATCCATTGTCTGTACTCAAAGTTCCTTTGGCATATGGTCCTGTTCAAAAATTCTTAGCAAGACTAGAACAGAATCAATCTGGAGATAGAAAGGTTGCTATAACTTTGCCTAGAATGTCATTTGAAATGGTATCCATTGATTATGATCCAACTAGAAAAGCATCTGCAATCCAAACATTTAAAACTGCAGAAGCATCAGATGGATCCTCATATAAAAGAGTATACATGCCAGTTCCTTATAATATAGGATTTGAATTAAATATTCTGGCAAAAGTTCAGGATGATGTTCTGCAAATAGTTGAACAGATTTTACCATACTTCCAACCATCATTCAATGTAACCGTGAACATGATTCCATCTATTGGGGAGAAGAGAGATATTCCAGTTATTCTCAATAGAGTTGGGTTCAGAGATGATTATGAGGGAGATTATACAACTAGAAGATTGATTACATATACACTGAATTTTACTGCAAAAACTTATCTCTTCAATGAGATTCCTCAGGATGATCAAGGACTCATTAAGAAAGTTCAGGTTGACTATGCAACTGATGCTCTTAGAACTGCTAAGAGGGAAATTAGATATACAGTTACACCTAAAGCATTGGAAGATTATAATAATGATGGTATCATTGATTCCACTGACGATCAACTAATTGAGTTTGGAGATGACTTTGGATTTAATGATATGATAGAAGAATTTGTAGACTTTAAGACTTATAGTGATTCACAAGGAACTGATGTTGACATTTGATATGGAAGAAAAATACGAACCTATTGAACAAGCACTAGACATTGAAACAAGTCTGGTGGAGGTGGAGTCTGTTCCATCAAAAAAACCTGAAGTTCCAGAAGATCCACAAAAAGATTATGATTATACAAGAGCAAATCTTTATAATCTAATTAGTAAAGGTCAAGAAGCAATTGATGGTATATTAGAAATTGCTCAAGAATCTGGTCATCCAAGAGCATTTGAGGTTGCTGGGCAACTTATCAAATCAGTTGGTGATGTCAGTGATAAACTACTAGATCTTCAAAAGAAAATGAAGGATCTTGATGCACCATCTAAGAAGGGACCAACAACAGTCAACAACTCACTTTTTGTTGGATCCACAGCAGAACTATCCAAACTTATAAAACAAGGTCTTCTAAATAATACAGAAGAGTAGTATTTGTGCAATGGATCCTGCAGTAAAAAAACAATATGATATAGATACCAAGTATTGTCTTCTCTGCAAGAAAAATGAGACCAGAGAAGAATGTGCTTGGGGTCCTGAAATGTGGGACAAGTATACCACCAGTAAGTTAGATATTGGTGAAGGGATGACAATGAAGGTCTTCAAACAACAAAGAAGTCGCCAAAAACAAAAAGCAAAGAGAGAGGCAGAAAAGACTTCTCCCACTCGCAGAGCAGGTATCCATAATCCAGAGAAAGCACCAGAAAGAGAAGCAAGACGTAATGCTGCTGATGGAGAAACTGGATATGGTGGTCGATTAAGACCTAATAAAGTTCGTAAGGCAAAAGCACTTGGAGAACTTGGTGAAGAAAAAGATCATGAAGTTGCCATGGCACAGTCTCAGTTGAGCAGTGCTGCAAAAGATATCAAGACTTTACAAAAGAGACTTGGTAAAAAAGAAAAGAATATTCCAGCATGGATGCAAGCAAAAATTACTGATACTGAGCATAACATGGATGCTGCTGCAGGATATACAAATAAGGAAGAATTTGTATTAGAAAAGAAGAAAGGTCTCTGGGATAATATTCATGCACGCAGAGAGAAAGGTCTTCCTCCCAAGAAACCAGGAGAGAAGGGATACCCCAAGACTTTAAATGTTGAAGGAGTCAAGTCCTATAATCAGTTCATGACTGAAGTTGCTGCATGGCAAAGAAAGGAAGGAAAGAATAAAGAGGGTGGTCTGAATGAAAAGGGAAGAAAGTCTTATGAAAGGGAGAATCCTGGATCTGACCTTAAAGCACCTTCTAAGAAAGTTGGAAATCCCAGAAGAGCATCTTTCTGTGCAAGAATGCAAGGAATGAAGGCAAAACTTACTAGTAAGAAAACTGCTAGTGATCCAGATTCAAGAATCAATAAGTCCCTTAGAGCTTGGAATTGCTGATATGAAAAGTTACAAAGAGTTTATTTCAGAGAGCATTACTATTCAGGGAGACTTTAATGGAACCTTGAACATTGGAGCATCACAACAGCAACAGCAAGTTGGGGAAGAATTTTCTGCTGACTTTGTTTGGCAAGGAAGCATTTATAGAATTGATATGGTGTCTGAGAGTGGCATTCCTTCTAAGCAAGATTTAGCAGAGCAACTTCAAAAAGAATATCCTGGAGCAGTTGTTCACAACATCTATCCAGCATCACCAAAAAACACCAACATCACAAAGGTAAATAGATATCACCCATCAAAACTAGAATGGATTTAATTTATGGCTATTTGGAACAAGTCAGTACAGGATTATCTAAATCAAGAAAGAACCCTTCATGAGGTTTATCTTCGTGCTGATGAGTATGGAAATATTCTAAATGAGAGTGCTTGTTCTAAATCTGCATTTGGAGAGAATTTAGCAATTCCACTCACACCAAAAATTTCAGGTGATGCAGTTTATGGATTAGACCCAAGAAATTTTGAGACTTATAAGTATTCTAATAGTGGAATTGCAACACACGAAAATAATACTTTCAAGGTTGGTTGTGGAACAGATGCAAACTCTTATGGTGTTATAAGAAGTAATAACTTCCTTAGATATCGCCCAGGACAAGGTGTTGTTGGTAGATTTACTGCATCATTCTCAAATAACCCAGTAGGTTTTACTCAGAGAGCAGGATTCTTCAATCAAGAAAATGCCCTCCAAATTGGGTATGCTCATACAAATGGACAGTTTGGTATCCTTCGTGCGACTGGTGGTAAGGCACACATTCACCAGTTTACATTTACTGCTCTTGCTGACGGTAATGTAACTGTGACTGTAAATGGAACTGCATTCACTGCGGTAACTTTAAACACTGGAACTCTTGCAGGAAATATTGCACAACTTGTTCAGGGATTAAGAGGACAAGCACTCTTTAATGCTTTATATCTCGCAGAATACGACCAAA